AGATGGTTTATATGCCGAACAATAAAGAGCACGCAGTTGCCCTTGAAGCTCGTCTGAGTCCTAAACAGCTCGATAGACTAAAAGAAGCCGATTCTATTTCTATTATGAAAGAGAAATCAAAAAAGAAAGCCGAACCTAAAAAGAAGGCGGCAAAAACGGATAATCCGTTCGCTAAGGGTGACGATTAATCATGGCAGTGACAGCTTTAGACTTGCTTTCCCCTACGGGAATGATTGAGCCTGAACTGTTTAGTGGTGAATACGAAAACGATAATGACGCTTTAACTTTGCGTCTTAACGAATACGCGATGCAGGCGACAACTCTTGCCGCCGCGTACACTTTTGAATCTGTTAGTGCATCTGACAGTGCTATTAAATCTTACGCCTACTATCTGGCCTTCAAAGCGGCATATACGCTTGCTTTAGCCAGACCGGCTGAAGATGACGCCGATGTCGGAGTGCTAGGTCGCACCGAATTTAAACAGGACCAGAGAGATGCTTTGCGGGACTTGTATGAAGAGCATCTCAGCGAGTGGCACGATCAGCTGCCCGTGTCCGAAGACGGTGCCGCGGCCATTGTGGGCATACCTTCTTACCAGTCTAATCAGACTTACGACTGGTGAATGCTTTGACGCGCTATACATCGGCTTACCGACGCATCAAAAAGGTTGGCTCACAAGTAGATTTTGTCAGTCACGTTAAAGTGTATGATGAAACAACAGATTCTTACACTGAGAACACTACGTCGACTGTCTCAGGTTATGCTGTGTCATTGCCCGGAGACATGACTGAATACGAAGGGTTAGCATCGCTGACGCTAACTAACCCCAGAACATTGTTCTTTATTCCTGATGTAGTCAGCAGCCTTCCGGTTGTAGATTCCGGTGTAGTCTGGGAAAGTGAAGAGCTCGTCGTGCGAGCTGTGATACCTTATGTGCCAGACGGCCAAGGTATCGGAGCCAAAGTTGTTGTCGCATGAGTGTTCTTAATTTTGACACTGGAAAAAGGTTTAGTAAAACCTTAGACGAGTTTGCCAAGATGGCAAAAAAACGTGAGGCTAAACTTTATTCTGCACTTGTGCGGCATTGCCTACGTTCAATTAAATACGGTTCGCCAACTACCGGTGCGCCCGGACAGCCGGTAGACACAGAAGCTTTGCGCCTTTCTTGGACAAGGAAAGGCACATTGGCTAGCCGTAACGTAGAAATCAGCACAGATAAAAAGTACGCGCCTAAGTTTGAAGCTGGTGGCGGCACAAACTTTGTCTTACGGTCTAAAGTCGGTGGTTTTAACAGTGTTCGCTTAACGCGACTTAACTGGCGTTGGGTGGTTCGAGAAGAACTAGCTATCATTAAGGATAGTGTAAAATGATTGACCATCACGACGTTCTTCTTAAATGCAGAAACCGCTTATTGACCACACAAGTCGCTGCTACAGGATCTACAACCCTCGTAGCTACGGCGAACGGATTTACAAGACCTTCTGGTGACTTTGTTGCCGACGGATTTGTGTCAGGCATGGAAGTAAAGCCCGCTGGATTTACCGATAACAGTGCGGGTCTAATATCAACGGTTACTTCAACAACTATTACTCTTCGCGGAACACGCACAGCCGAAACTAGCGCAAGCGGTAGATCGCTGACTGTGGGTATCCCCGAGCTAAGGGGGTGGTCAAATCTTGAAGTGAATCCGACAACAGACCGTTGGTACATTACAGAAGAATACTTGCCGGGACCGTCACGACAAACGTCTGTTGGGACACTAGGTGACATAGACACCTTACCGGTTTATTTAACGCGCCTTTTTGCACCGCAGAACATAGGCGTGAACGCATTGTCCAAACTGGCAGACGCTGTTTTGGACACCTTTGCACCCCGTTACGCTATGACTCTTGCAGACGGCAACATACTGCGAGTACGTTCTAACCCAGGACCGGAACGTAGCCAAGTCTTGAGAGATGACGATGGGTTTGCATATACTTTAGTCACTATCCCCTTATGGGGCAGGACACGCAATATCATTTAGAGGACAAAAACAATGGCATCACAGTCAGCTACCAATGTCCTTGCCGCCTGTAAGCGGGAAGCGGTATTCGGTACAGAAGAAGCCTCGGGGGCGGGTGCAGACCGCATTCGTATTCTCGACAGTCCGGGCTTGAAACTTAATCGGGCTAACATTGCATCAAACGAGCGTCGCAGCGATCAGCTGATGAACATCGGTAGGCTTGGTGGTAAAACCGTTACAGGTTCCTACACCACCGAGATTAACCCGGGCGGTGAGTTTGATCTTTTCTTGGAAGACCTTGTGCGCGGCACTATTGGTTCATTGCAAGAAGAAACAACTATCGACAACGGTGGCGTAGGCGTTGGTACTCAAGTGGCCAAGGTTGCCACTCCGGCCACGCCGATTTACCGCTCTTACACGATTGAGCAGTACGACACCGATATTGATCAGTCAGAGACTTTTATTGGCTGTCGTCTGGTATCGGGGGCTTTCAGCTTTCAACCCGGTGAAATGGCAACCTGCGAGTGGGGTTTTCAGGGGGTAGACCGTAACGTCAAAACTACGGGACAGTCACCTTGGTACACGAGCCCAACGCTTACTTCCGGCGTTCCGCTCATTGCGGACGACGCTGTTATTACATACGGTGGAAGTGCGATTACTACTTTGACCGGCGTAAACCTGACTGTGTCTACGGAAGCGGCAGGACAGCCTGTAATTGGTTCTTTTGTATCGCCGGACATCTTTATGAATATGCTCACTGTTTCTGGTGACATTACGGCAATTCGGGAAGACCTTACTGCGCTAGACGCTTTCGACGCAGAAACAGAGTTTGAGCTTAAAGTAGTGCTTCAAGCTCCGACTGCTGCACCGAAACTGACTTTTGCATTTGTTTGCCCACGCATTAAGATTATGGACATTGATGCGGCTTTTTCTGGCGGCGATGCCGCTAAGGTGGAGACGCGGCAGTTTATGGGCTATGCTCCGGCTGGACAGAACAACGCAATTGATTTTTATACGAGCACTGAAACACCGACGCTCGTTACCTAATGAAGTTTGGGCGGGCGGTTAAGGAATCAGGGAACCGTCTAGAGAGGGGCTTGGTGGGCGCTCTTCTAACTTCTCTCATAAAAAGGATTAGTAATGCTTGACATTGCAAAACAGGCAGAGGCTACTGCTGCTGAAGATGACGGGACGTTTGTTCACCTAATGGACCTGGACGACAACCTTCTTTACTACACAGAAGGTGAAAGTGGAGCGGAAAGACCTGTGGGCATCGAAGTCGCAGGTGCTCACTCTAGGCGTTTCAGAGAAATTGAAAACAAGCATCGTAAACGTCGTATCAAAGTAAGAGACCTAACTGGTGCTAAGCTACATGACGATTCTATTGAAAAGGTGGCTTACTGTACCTTGGCTTGGCAAGGAATTGCAGATAGCGGGACGCCTGTTCCGCTTACTTTGAGTAATGCTAGAGAGCTTTACACGCAGCTTCCTTGGGTGCTTGAACAAGTAACGGAGGCTATGAACGATCATCAGCGTTTTACCAAGAGCGAGTAGACAACATTGCAGAATATCTGCAACGTGAGCGTCGACTCGCAAACAGAAGTGCAGACGGTAAAACCCAAGAAGATCACCTACGTGTGCTTGCCGCGAAAGGGCACAAGACGGCAATAGCAGAGCTAGAGCTACCAGAAGTAGATGAAAAAGATGGCTACTTAATAGAATGGGCATATCAGCTACACGGACGCAGTGGTGCTTCAATGTCCGGCTTGCTGCCCCTATCACCCACGGTGATTCAAGCTTGGGCAGAACTAAGTGATGTCGAAATACACCCGTGGGAAGTCTGGGCGTTGCTTTATCTGGATAGTGTGATGCTTGTATCCGATAAGGAAGTCGAGCACGAAAAGCCTGAAGAGGTTACATTACCTAGAGTGCAACCTGTTTGGCCGGATAACAAATAATGCCTGCGCAAATTGCTTCTGGATTTAATTTAGCTACGCTCGGTTTACGGGTTGATGCTAAGGGTGCAATTCGTTCGCTTAACCAGTTTTCCGGCTCGGCCCATAATGCCGGTAAGGCTACCGAAAAGTTTGAACGTACTACCAAGAATCTCACAGCTACTTTAGGTGCGCTTGGAGGTTATTTTGGTGTTCGGCAATTAGTTGAATATGCCGACACTTGGACACTGATTGGCGCCCGTGTCAAAGTAGTGACGCAAAGCCTAGAGCAACAACGGGTGGTGCAAAGACGCTTAGTAGAGATTGCTAACCGTACTCGCAACACGCTTGCTGCTACTTCGGTGCTGTACACTCGTACTGCGCTAAATGCAGATCAGCTAGGTCGTAGCCACGAAGACCTATTGACTGTTGTCGAGTCTGTGAACGCTGCCATGCTTGTGTCTGGTGCTACGGGCGTAGAGGCGGCTCAAGCTATGCGCCAGTTTGCACAGGCATTGGGCTCCGGTCGTGTTCAAGGCGACGAGTTCCGTACCATGATGGAAGCTATGCCCGTCGTGGCAAGAGCCGTTGCCGACGAGATGGGTGTGCCGCTTGGAGATTTGTACAAGCTTTCCTCTGACGGGCTCATCGATGTTAATACGGTTATTGACGCCCTTCTAAGAAAAAATGAAGAATTAGTTAACCTTGCAGATCAAATGCCTATTACGGTTGGTCAGGCTTACGAAAGACTGAACAACCAAATGGTACAGCAAATCGGTATTCTTAATGAAGTATTTGGAGTTACCGAGAAGTTTGCCAAAGTTCTTGAATGGGTAGGCGAGAATCTAGATAAAATACTTGCGGCTTTTTTAGCTATTACCATTGCCGGAGTAGCTTACAAATCAACATTGTTTGCACTTGCCGGCGCATATCAGTTAATTGTTCTCTGGGCAAACAGGGCTGCGCTACAACAAGCTATCATTACTTCTGCTCAAAGTGTTCGAGCTTTCTTTCAGCTTGCCAGAGCTATTAGATCGGCGGCAGATGCTCAAGCATTGTTGTCGATGGCAAGTGGCGGAGCAGTTAAAGCTGCTGCTGCTGTTGTTGCAGCATTAGGTGGTTACGCAGCTTACCGTCTAATCCTAAAAGAAATCGAAAAAGCCACAGAAGAGTGGTTAAACACACAGGCTGATTTGAATGGTGCCCTAGGGGAAGCCGCTGTAAAAATTGATGAAAAATATGTGTCTACTCAGAGACGCATAGAAGATATGCTACGGTTAGCGCATCAAGAAGTTGTACTGGCTGCAACTAGCGAAGAACAACAAAAACGTCTACAGATTGCGTATGACGCTGTTAATCAGCGTATTGAAGCAAGGCGCGAATTAACCGGTGACTTGTTAGCCGATATGCTTGCGGCTATTGATCAAGAAGAGCAGCTTAAACTAAGAGCACTCGAAATTACTACAGTGCTCGAAGAACAAACTAAAGTGTTTGAAGAGCGAGCGCGTATTGTTAAGACGTTTATGCGCAACGTGCAAACAGAATTTGCCAATGTGTTCGTGCGTATGCACAAAGACGGCATTGCTACGTTTGCGGATTTCTTTAGCACTATCAAAAGAATGTTTATTCGGCTTATAGCTGAAATGGCGTCCGCTAAATTGATGTCTAAATTAGCGGGTTCTTTTGAAAGTGTCTTTCAAAATATGCTCGGCAATTTTAATCAAGAAACACAAGCATTGGCAGAAATGGTGAAAGCTAAAGGGTTGGCTGACCCAAGCCGAGATCCTGCGATGGCCGGTGTCCTTGGCCTTGCCGGCGGTGTTTCTTTAGAAGATGCCACAGCCGTTGCAGGCGTGGCCACTGATCAAGTTCAAGCTGTTACCATCGAAGGCATTACTGTTACAGCGTCTAAATCTCTTGCAAGCAAGATGGCCGCTTTCATGGGCCCGGTGATTGGCGGGTTTTTGGTGGGCGGTATGCTTGGAGGCTTAACGGAAAACAGAGGATTAGGAGCCGGACTCGGAGCAGCGGGCGGTGCTGCCACCGGGGCTTTGCTTGGGTCCGTTGTACCCGGTGTGGGAACAGCCTTGGGTGCCCTTGCCGGGGGCTTGTCCGGTGCCTTAGCCGGTTTCTTGGGGGCCAGTAAAAAGAGGGCCGAAGAGCTGAAGAAATTAGCAGAATTGCAGAAAGAGCATAACATGATTCTTGCAAAGAACTCTTTAGCTTTGCAGGATTTAAAAGATGCTTACTTAGGCGTACCGCGACGTGATTTGTTTATTGAGGCCGGTAGAGTCTTTGATAAAATCAATGCGGCGTTTCGTAATTACACGATGGGTGCTACGTTCCAAGGTTTAAACGCTTTAGACCAAGCATTGCTCGATAGACTGGCTTCTGCAACCGGCATTACAATTCGCGACAAAGATGGCGACATAATTACAAAAGCATTAAAGCAGCTCGAAGAAGCAGTCGGCCTCACTATTCGCGCTCTTACTTCGTTCGGTAATAACTTAGACGATTTGCGCGCTCGTCAAGATGCTTATAATGCTTTGTTCGATGTAAAAGAAACGCCTCAACAGGAATTGCAAGATACATACGCTATTCTTAGTCAATTGGCCCCGGACCTACTGGCTCAAGTAGGTGTAGCCAATCTTAATCTTAATACACCTGAAGCAAGAGAAACCTTCCTTCAGGGATTGCGGGATATCTTTAAGCTGATCGACTCTGGTGCATTTACTAATGATCCTGCGTTGTTGGGTGCTTTTGCCGACAAAGATCAATTAATTGATGCTATTTTAAGAGCTAAAACTGCTTTAGATGAGTTTAACCAAGTCATCTTTAATGTCACCACGGACTTTCCTCGTGTAATGGATCTTCCGTTTTATGAGCAACTGTTCGGTGACTTCGGTACTGGACTTGATCCCAATAAGGCGCAAGGCTCTAATGCTCAAGCAAGCCTAGTGATTCAAGGTAATGTGATTATTGAAACACAGGACGAGCCGGGAGAGGTAATCTTGCAAAAAATTGAAGAAGCTGCATACGAGCGACGAGCACGCGGTGGTTCAGTTGACGTAGACAGACGCGGGGATTCCTTGTTTTGAGAACTGGACTAGACGCTACTACCGACACTCTGTATACCGGCGGTGACTTTGACGTTTACACCCGGTTAAAGATTGAAAACGGCGACGATACACCTATCTCGCTTGAAGGGCGGTATTTTAATCTTAACGTCAAACTGCCCGACCCTCGGGAACCTATTGGATCACTTAGCGTTGATCTTATCAGAGAGCTAACTCTCGACGGTACAGATAGCTCTCTTGCGCCTTTAGTCGAAAACAGCACGTTCAATAAGCTCGACGACACGGTTACTTACTCACCGCTGGTTCAGCTAGGTCGGGTAGTAACACTAGACGTAATTCTGGTTACTACTGGTGATCCGCGCCCCGGTGATGCTGACATCCGTTGGTACGAAATCTTCAAAGGCATAGTCGCTAAGGTTAGTTGGCCAAAACACGATAAGAACTCGTTGCGTATTCACGTAAACGGTCTTGCTGCTCAATTACAGATCCAAAAAAGCGAGGCTGAATATACCTACGCTGCCGGTTCGTCTATCGAAACTGTTGTTAGCGATATTCTGACCAACAACAGCATTACTGGCGTCACAACATATTTTCCGTCTGCGACGGGAAAAGTCCTCAGTAATCCATATGCTCCTGGTCTGCAAAAATCTATTTGGGAGCAAATGCAGTCTTTGGCGAACTCGATGGGATGGGTCGTCTACTACAGATACAGGGGCACCGGTAGTGCAGAACTAACTTTTTTTGAACCGGCAAGAGCTAAAGTAACGCCGGATATGACAGTCACTACCGACGACTTTAGCTCGTTGTCTGTAGATGAGTCTGAAGTTCGTAACGTAGGCTATCTAGTTTTTGTAGACGCTAACGGTGCGGAGCAATTAATTGGTCCGACTGAAAATGCTGCTAGCATCAGCAAGTACGGAGGAAGCTTAGGGCTACGACGTCCTTTCTGGATTAAGCTTGATGCTGCTTCCCCGATCCGCGATAGCACATCGGCCAGCGAGATGCTTACAGCCGCTGTGTCTGATGTTGCAGACCCGGATGTTGTAGCATCTTTGAGCACTTTTCCGTTAGTCTTTGCAGAATCTGGCATCGATCTTTACACGGTGCCTAGCCAAGATCGCTTCTTTGACACTGCTCAAACATGGGCGTTGTTTGGGTGCCGACTAAGTTTTGCGCATAACAAAGAACCGCGCAGTAACGCCTCTTTACGCGGTGTTCCAACAGCCGGAACAAAAACGTGGCGTGATTTAGCTACGGACTTGCCCATAACTGATTCTCAGATTGGAATTGACAATGCTTACTTGCGAGCAGTACCGCACGTGGATGCAGGTCCATCGACCTTCGCCGGAGATACCCGTCCAGATTCAGATGTGGACAACACCGACGGGTGGACAGAGAACGGCGTTGGTACCAATCTTTACGAAGTGCTCGATGAATCAACTTTCAACGACGCAGATTATTGTGAATCGCCGCAGTCGTTAAGTGAATGCGGTTCTGGTACTGACAATTTTGCTTTTACCATCGGGCTTAGCAATCCTGGAACTGCCCCGGCTACAAGCTCAGAACAAACAATGGTTCTGCGAACTAGGCTTCGGCGGGGAACAGCTAACGCGGGAACAGCCGACTTCTTAGTAGAGCTTTTAGAGACAAGCACCGTCATTGCTTCGTTTACCCACAATAATGTGGGTACTTCTTTTACACAGTTTAATGACACTCTTTCTAACGCAGAAGTGGATGCTATTGGCAACCACAACAACTTGCGTGTTCGAATCACGGCCACTGTTTGCGCAGATAATGAATTAAATCCGATTACTGCTCAAGTGTCTTGGTGTGAGCTTGCTTACACCGTTAAGACTGCACCGGCTGTGACGGGTGTGTTGATTGATTTAGTCTACGACCCCAAAGATGAAGTAGACGATTTTAATATCACTGTCAACTGGGATCCAAACGACGGTAGCGGTGTTTCTTCTTATTCCTACACTAAGACAGGGATTGGGGGAGTATCAGGAACAGAACGATTGCAAGGTCCGGGAGCTTCAGCCTTCTTTATGAGAGAAGACTGGCTTTCTTTTAGTGTTCAAGTTACCCCTGTAGCACAGCCGAATAGTAGACTTGGTTTAGAGCGCACTTATTATCTGGAAGACGCTACAGAATCTGGTGCCGGTTCTAAATATGCCCTTAGTGCCGGAGGCACTGTATTTGCGGATTATGCTGTATCCGGTACCAATGTTACGATCGACACAGATGCGAACGGTCGCCCCAGGATTAATTCAACCGCTGCCGGAGGCGCGTCTGAGCTAAACGATCTCTCGGATGTGGTAATCACAGGACCGCTAACGACGGGCGACTTTCTGCGTTACGATGGCGCTAATTTTGTAGACACCCCACTTGTCGCCGGAGATATCCCCAGCCTCGACGCGGCCAAGATCACGACCGGGACTTTCGCCATCGGACGTATTCCGGTCGCGTCAATCGACCACGATTCGTTGCTCAACTTTGTTGCGAACGAACACGTCGATCACTCAGGTGTTGCGATTTC